AGAAGGTTTAAGCAATTTAAGAATTGATGATACCAAAGATACAGGTGCGCCAGCCCAAGACGCGGAAATAATTATTTCTATATTTAATCCATATAGAGAAAAATTATCTTCATATCGAGGATATGATATTAAATCATTAGGAAGTAACTTTAGAGTTGTTACTGTACTTAAAAATCGATATGGAGAAGCAGATGTAGAAGTTGGTTGTGCTTTTTATGGTAGAATTTCTTATTTTGCAGAACTTCCAAAACCTGAAGAGATATACGATTATGAAAAGTATAATAATCCTAATTGGATTATAGATGAAGATAATATAAAAGAAAAAGATGAAAACTCAATTCAAACATCTAAATTTATATTATAATGGCTGAGCTTATAGCAATTGTAGGTGAAAGTGGATCAGGTAAAACAACTTCTATTAGAAATTTGAATCCTGAACATACTTTTATTATTTCTACTACTGGTAAACGTCCTGGAATTAAAGGAGCAAATAAGAAATATCCAACATTTAATGTAGCTGATGGCAAAGTTAGTGGAAATTTCTTTACTACTAGTAATGTAGATAAAATTGGTCAAATGCTTCAGATTATTGATAAGAAAATGCCGCACATTACAACTGTTGTTATTGACGATTATCAGTATGTGATGGGGTTCGAAGCAATGGATCGAGCAAAAGAAAAGAGCTATGATAAATTTACTGACATTGCGCAACATGCATATCAAGTTTTGAAGACTAGTATGAATATGCGTGATGATCTTAATGTTGTTGTTTCAACTCATAGTGAAAATACTGGAGATAGAATTTCTCCATATTATAAAATGAAGACATTAGGTAAAATGTTGGATTCTGTAATTACTCTTGAAGGGTTGTTTACTTATGTATTCTTTACTACTGTACAACGTGATGATGATGGAAAAGCTTCATATAAATTTATAACAAATTCAGATGGAACTTGTACTGCAAAATCACCAATGGGATTATTTGAAGAAATTTATGTTGATAATGATTTAGATATGATTCTTAAACGTATTAAAGAATATAACGAAGAAGACTAATGGAACCAATTATAGAAGAATTTACTATTACATTAAAGTATCAAGTAAAAGTTGATACAGAAACTGGAGAAATGACAACTAAATGTGTTTCTCGTAAAGTAGATAAATCTAATTTTGAAGTAGTAGAATCTAAAAAGAAGAAAACTACTAAAAATGAAAGTTCTGAGCCAAAATTGATTCTTGAAAATAATAAATATCAACTTACTCAAGCCGCTGTTGATCTTATGGGTGTTGAACCTGATGATAAGATTGATATTAAATATGAAAAGCAAGGTAAAGATATTATTCCTGTTATTGGATCTGATGAAATTTTTGGTACAAAGCAAGGAAATCGACTTACAAAGAGTTTAACTGTTGCTTGTAGAGGTAATAAGAATGAAGAATTAGCTAAATTTGGTTCTGAATTTACATTAGTACCTCATCCAAATAAAACTGGAATTTTTATTTTATCTACAGGAATTGTTAATGATGAAATAGAAGAGCCAGAAGAGGAAGAAATTGATCTTCCTGATATAGATTTACAAGATTTAATAGATAATGAAGATGCAGATATTACTGAAGTTTCAGCTTCGATGTTTCAACTTTAATTTTTAATTTTTAATTATTATGTCATTTAATTTTAATCTTAATAGCACACCTGTAGCAAATAATACTGCATATCTTAAAGCTTATGATATTTATAATAATGTAGGCATTGATTCAGTTGAATTTAAAAGCGGTACTTCTGAGAAAGGAAATAATTGGAAATGTTTGAAGATTACTTTTAAGTGTCCTGATGGCATTTATACAGAAAGTCTATTTATTCCTAATGCTGAAAATGTAAAGGATACAACTCGTCAAGAATTTGATATGCCTAATGGTGGTAAAAGACCAGCTCCTTCTAATGCAGAAAATTTTATGGCTACTGTTGCTGCTATTGGTCGTAATTTCAATCCTAAAGGATATGAAAAGCTTCAAGAATTGAGTTCTAAATTTAATTCATTTGATGATGTTGCAAAAGGTCTAAAACAAATTCTAGAAAAAGGAACTGTTACTACATCTATGAAACTTGTAGGTAAGACTACTGCTGATGGTAAAGTATATGCACGTCTTCCAAAGCCTCTTGGTATGACTCAAGATAAGGAATCTGGAGAATGGCGAGCTTTTGCAATTGCTATGTTTGGTGATAATCTTGAATTTACCGCATATGAGCAAAATCAGCGTAATGCTTATCATAATGCTAAGCCTACTTCTGTAGGTAATTCTAATGTAGAGACTGATTCTATTAATAATTTTGATACTCCTAATGGAGGTTCAGAAGATATTGATTTTAACAGTCTTATAAGCGAACTTTAATAAGTTTTTGTTATTAGACTAAAATTTTATATATTTGCAATATTAATTATTGCATAATTTATGGATTTTAGTTTAAAAGAAAAGCCTAAATTAAATAAGGATTTAATTTTATCTACGTTAACTGAAGAACAAATATTTGGTTTCTATATTGGATCGGAAATAAAGAGTAAAAAACTCTTCCGATCCAAACTTAGAAATGATAAAAATCCTACTTGTAGTATGTATAGAAATAAATCTGGGAGTCTTATATATAAAGACTTTGCTACTGATCAATATCTAAATTGTTTTGGGTATGTAATGGAGCTATTTAGATGTAATTACTATACAGCATTACAAATAATTGCTAATGACTTTAATATTATTCATGACGATTCTTTTGTAAAAAATAAAGGTAAAATTATTCCTAAAGAATTTAAAATTGAAGAAAAAGAGTTTTCAAAAATTCAAATTGAAGCCCAAGAATTTACTGATTTAGAATTAAAATGGTGGGCTAAATATGGAATAACTTTAGAGATATTAAAAAAATATAACGTATATTCTTGTAAACACATTTTCTTAAATGGGCAATTAATTGCTAAATCTCAACAGCATTGTCCTATTTTTGGATATTATGGAAAAAAATATCAAGGAAATGAATTATGGAAAATATATTTTCCTAAACGTAAAGAAGGAAGATTTATGGGAAATTATCCTTCAAAAAAAATGCAAGGCTATGAACAACTTCCAAAAACTGGGAAAATATGTGTAATTACAAAAGCTCAAAAGGATTGTATGACTCTTTATTCATTAGGAATTCCTGCTTGTGCTCCAAATTCTGAAACTGTTATTCCTTCAGAAAATATAATTAATGATCTTAAAAAAAGATTTAAATATATAATTTGCTTATGGGATAACGATTATACAGGAATATCTTTTCTTAATAAATTTAAAAAGAAATATCCTGAATTAATATATACATGGATTCCAAAAAAATTAGGAGCAAAAGATATTAGCGATTTTTATAAAGAAAATGGTAAACAGAAAACGCTGAATTTAATTAAAGAATTTTTATTATGGCTAAAAAAACGTAGAAAGAATTGAATACTGCTTGTAAAGCTACATTTAAAAATGGAACAACTCAAGAGTTTTCTTCAATTGAAGAAGCTAGTGAGAAAACTGGTATTAGTATTGCATCAATTAAAATAAGATGTAATAAACCTGGAACTGGAGGTAAAGATAAAACTTTATTTGAATGGTTAGATGAATATACTGCTCGATATTATCGTGCTAAAAAATCTAAATCAAAAGGTAAAGATTTAGAATATGAAATAGTAGAGAAATTAAAAGAAATTGGATATGAAAATGTTTGTAGATCTGCTGGAGAGTCTAAAAAATTAGATAATATGAAGGTAGATATTGCTGATCCTAGTGGAGAACTTGAAGTAGCAATACAAGCTAAACATTATGCCAATTTTCCTAACTATTTTAATATTAAGTCTGAGTGTCCAGACCCTAGGGATTTTGTATTAATATGGAAAAAATCAGCAGAAGGCGGTACTATTAGTAAAGGTACTGTAGCTATAATGGATGTTGATTTATTTTATAAATTATTAGAGAATTATCATAAAAATAAATGAATAAATATATAATTCCTATTTGTGATATTCAAGCAGGTTCTATATGGACTCATGTTATTATGGCAAAGTCTAGATCTGATTGTGAAGAAAAACTTATAAATAAGTTAATAGAGTTATATGATGTATTAGATAACTTTAATACTTACAGAGAATTTGTAGAAAATGCTGATGAACACGATATCTTAATAGGAGATATAACAGATATTGAAGAACTATGAATTTAAAAGTTTCTATGGACCTTGACGGATGTTTATGTGATTTTTATGGTCCTTATATATCAAGATTTGGTAATCCAACAAAAGATTCTGAAATCACTAAAAATGTAAATACAGTTTTAGCTAATGATAAAGATTTTTGGATGAATCTACCAGTTATAAATGAATTAAATTTTACTCCTAGACAATATACTACTGCTAGGATAATTAAAAAACAATGGATTAAAGAATATTTAAATAAAGAATTATTTCCATATTGATGATAGCCTTTCTGTTTTTACTGATCTTAATTTAAAAGGAATTCCTTGTTTATTATTAGATACTCCAACTAATCAATCGTGGGGTCCCATAGGACGTATTTATTCTTTAGACAAAGATGAAATAGAAGAAACATATCATCTTTTTAATAAGACTATGTTTCCATATTTTAAAGAATTAATTAATGAATAATAATGTTTTAACAAAAGAATTTCTTAATTCTATTCAAATAATTCCACTTTTAGATACACTTCGATTACAAAAAATTGATGATGAAGAATATTTTTCAGAAAAATATTCTAATTATATAAGTAATTCTAGGTTAGGTTTAATAAATCCAGAACAGGATAATGATCCTAAAGCTTTTTTTGAAGGGCTTAGTAAACATTCTAAATACAGCGATGCATTAATTTTTGGTAGTGCGGTACATGAGCTTACACTTCAACCAGAATTATTTTATCTTTGTTCTGATGTTGATAGACCTACTGCTAAAATGGGGTTTATGTGTGATGAACTTTATAATATATGGATTAGAAATAATTTTCAAATATCTGATGAAGATGTAATAAAAATTTCTGATAAAATTGATTATTATAAAGGTAAAATGACTCCAGAAAGAATACAAGCTGTAAAAAACGCTGGAAAATTATATTGGGATGCAAGAATTAAAAATGAAAAGAATAATAATTCAAACCTTATTCCAATATATCTTGATGTAAAAAGCAGAGAAAGAGTTAATGCTTGTATCAATTCTTTAAGTAAAAGTAAAAAAATTCAGGATCTTTTACATCCAAAAGGAATTATAGAAGATCCAATTTCTGAAAATGAACAAGCTATTCTAATGGATGTAGAAGTTAGAATATCTGGATATAATCCTTTTAAACTTAAATTAAAGTCTAAATTGGATAATTATACAATAGATAAAGAGTCCAATATTATTACAGTTAATGATGTAAAAACTATTGGTAAAATTTTATCTGAATTTCCTAATAATTTTAATAAATTTCATTATAGTAGAGAATTAGGACTTTATAGTTGGTTATTAAGCCTTTGTGCTAAAAAATATTATGGAATGGATGATTGTACTATTAAAAGTAATTGTTTAGTAGTATCTACTATTCCACAATATTATTCTAAAGTATATGAAGTTACTAGGAAAAATCTTTTACAAGGATTTAATGAATTTAAATATCTGTTACGATTAGTTGCTTATTATACAGCAACACAATATAAAGATTTTGGAATATGGATATAATTAAAACACCTCCATATGAAGAAATGCAGGAAATATATAATAAATATTTTTCTTTAGGATTTTTAGGTAAAAATATTTCTAACAAGTTTGCTCTTATAAGTCTTACCTGTTATCTTACTGAAAAATTAAAAGCTAAAAAACCTGATATTACTCATTGGACTATTCTTTATAAAATTAGTAATGGATCAGTTTCTGAAGATTATTTAAAAAGATTAGCTGTTATCTGTTCAGATTTAAGTTATGGATGTAATGAATTTCCAACTTTTGATCTAAAAGATAAAGATATTCCTGCAAAAATAAAAGAATTGTTAGATCAACATCTACCTTTCTAAATAGAAAATTCAGATTTAATTTCCAAGTAAAATATAAATTAACATTTTTTAACAGATTAGTAATTTGAAATAAAAGAAAATATATCTATTTTTGTATCACTAATCTGGAAATAAGATGGTTTTAATGCCAGATAATTTAACTAAAAATGTTAATAGATTTAACAAATATTACTTTAATAATTCAATAGAAAGTAATATATTTGTACATAGTTAATGTAGATGATAATACGAATTAATGTTTTATTTGAATTTTATAAATTTTATTGAATTATGGAAAAAATGATGAATTTTAAGCGACTTGAAGTAACTGGAGCAACTAAGGCAGAAGCACTCGAAAAAGCTCCTTTCTTTGTACAAGGTGATGCAACTCAAGCTTATCGTAATTGGAAGAAAACTGTTGTTGGTGGTATTACTGATTCTGATAAGAAACAGTTTATGCTTGATTATTTGGCAAAGAAATCTAAGAACGCTCCTGGTGTTGGTTTCTCTATTACCGTTGAAGCTGCTGTTGCTGATACCCGTGAACGTCCCTATAAGGTTGAGGATGTAAAGAATGAAAAGGGAGCTCGAAAGTATAAGACTATTTATCAGATTCGCGATGCTGCTACTGGTGCTATTCTTGCAGAAACTGATGAAACTAAAGCTAAGG